GTCGCCAAACCATACGAAGGACACCTGCTTGAAAGGGATTTGCAGCAATAACCAACCTAAAAACCAAAGTGGCCCGGAAACCAGCAGCACCATTCAATCGAGAATAAAGTGGAATACCGTCCATGAAAGCCTTGTCAACATTAAGTCGATATATAGCCTCAGGAAGAATAGCGTTAAAAGCGCCATTTTGTACAACAAAAGGTCGAGCGAAATAATTCCGAATATCTGTAATAGAACTGACGTCTGTAAGAAAAGAACTATTGCGGCCGAGGGATTCCCCGACGACATTAGTTTCAACACAGGCTTCATTCTTCCAAACCGTAAGGCCGGTAGTCTCGGCGTTAACCGGGACAGCGACTCCTTGAACCTCTGAACATGAAATTTCTTTTGAAGCGAGCTAGTCAATTCCCATTGCGCATAAGCTCAAATACGCAATAGTAGTCGGTTTCCCTGGAATTTAGTGGGGCTGCCACCGATCCTTCCTGGAACGTAAGCCTAAATAGGCCAGATCTTTATGCGTACATTCTGGTGCACTCAACGCTTAAGTCCGACATTTGACAGCGAGGAGGCCATATATGAGTACGCACGACGCACCGTAAGGTTGATAGTCTGTCACCAGACATACCCCTGGTGCATCACTTTTTCGAGATAAACATCCCTCGACACCGCATGTCTGGGCACGTAATCGAGCAATTTCTGAGCGTGCGCAACAAGCAGCGGAGCCCAAACATCCCACGCCTTGGGATCATGGAGTGATAACTCTTCCAAGACAAACTCGACAGAATCACACGTAATCTTGTCCATATACTTGGCATTCGCACACCAATAAGGCACAAAGACCACGGAATCGAGGTCCTGGGCACCCACCCAACCAACCTCGGAATCAAACCGCGAGGTGCGTTTAACAAAAGAAACGTCAGTAATCGGTCTCGTGGCAGGAACTTCACCTCCGAGCTTACGCTCATCAGTATATTCCATCCAATAGTATGAGAGACGCTCAGCAATAGTCTGTTGATTGAAAATGTCAGTAAAGTCATCACTAATGGTAAGTTTATTGTCATCACCCATAACGGTGGCGGCAACTTTTTCCCAAAAGTGTTCACGGGCTTGAATGCCCACGATATCAGTCCAAACAAGAACAAACAAAGTCAAGTTATAACAGCAATTGATGATGGTAGTCGCAGGATGTCCACTAGGGAGAGCTTTGTTCCACTGATACACAGTATTTCGTGGTCCAAAATCACTCCCAAGATGACGAGAATTCCAAACTTCAAGCCACAGAACTTCCCTAACAAGCGAAAATTCATCATTGTACCAATCATTGATCTCACGCAAAAGGGCAATATGAATATTTGGCTGTTCGTGTGCGTCGAAGGCTTTATAATCGCCAGCAACACATTTAGAACCATGACTGAGATGATGTCGAACAAGAACACCCCACTCACTATAAGGATTGAGACCAACAGCCGTGCCATTCACAATACGAGTACGCGCCACCGCACTCGTAAAGGCACCAAAAAACATCCGGAACGCAATGACATAAGCCATGGGCGCCCCAGAAATTAATCGAGTTTTAGCTTCAAGGACTTTGGGTATTGGCCTGAGTTCGTCTTTAAGAAAATCAGTGTATATATGCCACTCACGAACACCATTCTTAGCATTCTCTATAATGC